ATAAAGGAAATGGTAATGAAAAAAATGCAACTCTATAACGGAGAAACAGTTGTTGAAGGAGACAGGCTCCAATTCACTAATTCAAAAGGAGAGACCTTCGTTGACGAAGTAAGGAAAGACCCAACAACAAACAGATTGTATTTCTGGAATTATCACATCGGTATAAACAACTACCCAAATTTAAGGAGAACTAATGAGCACATCTAGTATGTTGAACACATCTAACACATCTAATTTGTCTAACAAAGAAGCTTTTGATCGAATTTGCGGAGATTGTGCAGGAGTGAATCTTACCACTATAAATGAAAAAGATGTTAGGAAAACAGCCGAATATTGGAACGAATTTGATGATCTTTGCAGTGAAGAACTAATAACCTCTGCAATAAAAGGATTGAAAGAGTACCAGGGGGAATGATGAATCCAGAAGATTTAGCTAAACAGTTCTGTGAGATGAACACTCAAGAACAAGCATTGTTTTTCAACACTATTGGGGAATTAGTTCTGAAATGGGATGTTTCATTTTATTCTCAAATGAAACGTGTTGTTGAAGAAGAGAAAATTCTAACTAATGAAGCAAGAAACATAATGAGGAATATTGGTAGCTGTGGCTTATTAGAATTTCAAAGAGTTTCAAGAAAAAAAGAAAAAGAATCCATAAAATTATATAATGGAGAAACGGTCGTACAGGGAGATTTGGTTTATTGGATTAATTCAGATGGGAATATTGTTGTAGATAAAATTAAAAAGAATTACGAAACACAAGAGTTGTATTTCTGGAATCGTAATTTCAAAATAACATATTATAAAGGTTTGAAGAAAATTACTCATAACACTATTTTAAATTCACTCGAAGGATTGAAAGAGTACCAGGAGGGATGATGAATAAAAACGGTATTGAAGATGGAGTTGTTCCAGTAACTTTACAATTCTCTAATGTATACGGTAACAATCCAAAGGCTCTTCCAGGCCCAGGAGATGCCTCTGTATGTGGTGTTAACGCTCCTTATGCAGCAGACGGTGGAACTAAATATATGCTCTCTGACGGTAGTGTATGGGAATATAAAGGGGTATCAGCATATAAATGTGATAATGAAAGCAGAATTAACGGATGGGAGAATCAGTTATGAAAAATGAAACTTGGTTTGAATTTATGGAAAGAGCCAGGGAAAATGGATTATCTCCTCAAGAACAACATGAAATTGATAGAGATGACTTAAAAAAAGAGCATGTTATAGAGGAAAATATGCCCTATAAAGATTTTTATGATGAGATCAGGATATCTATTTTGCAATACAATAATTTAAGAAAACATTTCAAAAAAATGGTTAATAATGTTTTAGGGGAAAATTATTACAATATGGGTGCAGATGTCTACGAAAGTGATAGGTTGTGTTGTGAAGACATAACAAGAAAAGCCAAAAGAGGTTTTTTTACTAGATTTATTTAAATAAGGGGAAAAACAATAAGGGAAAACAATAAGGGAAAACAATATGGAGAAACAGATAAGTATAAGAATACCAGAAGCACTTCTAAAAAAAGCAAAGAAGCTTTGCAAAAATGAGCATAGAAGCTTCAATGGCTTTATAAACTATTTAATTGAAGAAAGAATCAAGCAAATTCCATTAAAAAAAGCTTTGAAATAATAAATCAAAAGGGCTGTGAATGTTGCAGCCCTACAATCTAAACCCCACAAATTCTCCAAATCTTACCGAAGCTGCAAATCTATTCAGCCATTCTAAACGATCACTATTCCAAGATTTAACTAAAATTACAGCTTGCCCTTTCACATTGGCAGACCTGATAATCGCCCCTATGATCAAACCAGGGTGCATTATACAACCATCAGAACTAAGGCACTCACCTTTCTTGAAATGCTCACAATAAGCGATGTCAGCAACACAGAGAGGTTTATTATCCATGATTTTATCCATGATTTTATCCATTGAACTTATCCTCGAATTTCTCCGCAATTACAATCAATGAATAAGCAACAACAGCAATTCCCATGCAAGTTACAAGCTGAACACATCCCAAAAGCGTTTTGATTTTCTTCATGTTTATCCCTTCTTGTTTAATTTAGTTTAGTTTAGTTTAGTTAATATCGAATTCCAATAAACTCCCCTCCAAGTTTCTCGTCATCAGAATACCCAATCTTTTCAGACATAGCTGTTCTTTCTCTAAACTCTATCTTTCTAATGGCTGTTGTCTCCCTTGTGTAAACTACCGATAACAAAGCCTTTTTTATTTTTAAGGAGTTCAGATGAAAGATTTAATGAAAGCAGATGAAAGCAGATGAAAGCAGATGTAAGAATGACAAGTGTAGATCTTGTAGAGTTGACTGGAAAACAACACAAAAATATAATGAGAGATATCAGGGGGGAAATTGAAAAGATTGAAGAGGTTATTAACGCCCCCCCCCATCTTTGGGTTGGTTGAAACTCAATAAGAAATTAGCAACAAAAGCTTATTTTGAATCTTATGCTAAGTTAATTATACTGGGAATAAAAGTACGATTAAATTAGATGGGCTCGGATTTGAGCCCATCGGAACAAAAAGGAATAAGATTATGAAAGATGTACCTCAGATTTTTAAGGCTCCGTTATGGAGTCTTAAAGAAAAAAGGTACAGAAAACAGACAATTATAAATGAAAGTGGTTTGTATGAAGCTATTTTTGGAAGCAAAAAACCAGAAGCTGAAGCTTTTAGAAAATGGATCAAAACAAAAGTTCTTCCCTCTATAAGAAAAACTGGAAAATACAACATTAAAGACAATATTGGGTATGAATCCAATATTGAATGGGAGCAAGAAGGGTATGCAATAGAAAGACTTCTAACAAGTTCCAATGCTCCAGATCACATAATTCAAATTGAAAAATTCAAGCATGTTTATAAGGTTGGTGGGCCTGATCTCAGAGAGGTTGTTGGATCTTTGCCTTGCTCTCAAGATATAAAAGAAAAAGAAGTAATGTTAGAACCAACAGAACTTGGTAAGGTATTTGAAATATCTGCCCAAGCCATGAATAAAAAAATTGCAGCATTAGGTTTACAGACAAAAGAAACTGGAAGTTGGGAACCTACTAATAAAGGAATTAGCATCTGTACAAGGCATAGTTGGATTAAAGAAGGCAAGTCAGGATATAATTACAAATGGAACAAAAGTAAAATAGAAGAACTTATTCAAGAAATCAACAATTAAAGGAGAATTAAGATTATGAAAGATGCAATGCAAATTTTCAAAAACGAAGAGTTCGGACAGATCACAGCTATTGAGAAAGACGGAAAACCTTGGTTTGTTGGAAAGGAGATCGCAAAGGCTTTAGGATACAAAAGAACAGCAGATGCAATAAGAGAACATTGCAAAGGGGTCGGCGAAATGACGCTCCCTTCAAAAGGTGGAATGCAATTAACTAAAATCATTCCTGAGTCTGATTTATACAGATTAATAATGAGATCAAAGCTTCCAAATGTTGAGAAGTTTCAAGACTGGGTAGTTGAAGTGGTTCTTCCATCTATTAGAGAAACTGGTTCATATTCCAAGAAGCAACTTCCAGGAAATTTCATAGATGCTTTAAAGGCATTAGTTGCATCTGAAGAAGAAAAACAAGAGCTTTCTCTTGAATTAGAAAAAGCTCAACCTGCAATTGAATTTACAGAAGTTGTCACAAAGAGTGCTGAATCAATACGAGTTGGGGATTATGCCAAAATGCTTTCTGATTCTGTTGGTATTACAATTGGTCCTAATAAACTAATGGAATATTTCAGAGATAAGGGATATTTGATGAAAGGTCGAGATGCGGTCGAGAAGAACAAACCTTATCAAACAGCAATAGATGCAGGATTGTTTGAATTTAAGGTTGAAAGACCACAGCCCCATATAGTTGTGAATGTTACGTACATAACTGGTAAAGGGCAATTTGAATTAAAAGATGAAATTTTACGCCATTTCTAAATTCTGAACAAATAACCAATATAAAAGGGAGAGCGTAAAAACTCTCCCTTTTTTTGTATCAAAAATCCAAAAGTTCTAACTCTGATTCATTTGCAGACAATCCATATCTCTTCCCTTCACAACAATCAATTCCATATACGTACTTTCCCGAAACAAATCTACAAGACACAATCACAAATTCTTCCCTATATAACAATGTTTTATCTGAAAAAGTCACTGTATCTCCCACTTTGAATTTTTTCATAGCCTAATCCTTGCTTAATCCTTGCTTATTTCTTCTTCAGATCCAGAACTATCAACCTCTCCATGAAGATCAAAGAAATATACAAGCATATCTCCACCAAGGGAATCAGTTCTTGCTATTTGAAATTGAATAGTATCTGAAATTCCACAAGTAACTGTTATATCAGGAAATCTTGTTAATTGATCTAAAGTCCCTGTTGAATATTCAAAAATATCGTTATCTTCATTCATGGTAGATGTAACAGTTGTCCAGTCTTCGGTTTTTGCAAAACCATTACGTTGTAATCTATATTTCAAAGTCAGTATAAATTTAGTTCCGTCTTCTTGAAACCAATGAATATGAGGCTTAAAAGTAATATCAGTACCTACTTTAAATTCATGATTGATTTGCTGGTTACCACTAATTCTATCATTAATGTTAGATATGCTCCCTCCTGATTGGAATTTTATCGCATTCTCATCCCAATCATAATCGACTTTACCAACAGTAGAGTTGAGTCTCTTTCCAAACAGATCAGCAACCATGTCTTTCCATGCTGTTGAATCTCCACGCAGTCTTTGAGTACCATCTGTATTTATTTCAGTATAATTTCCTTCTTCTTTGCTTCCTATACATAAAGGTTCTTGCAATTGGGAAATATTATTGGGCATTTTGCTCTCCTATTTTAAGCGTAAAGAAAATCATCATTACTGTCAACTAAATACTCTCCGTTTTCACCAATAACCCATTCCCCAGAAGGTGGATCACCAATAGGTGTTGTGTAACAATCACCAGAAACAATTATTTCAAGAGTTTCTGTTCCTGCTGCTCTAGCTTGAAAAACAACACCTCCAACAGAACTAATATCAGAACAAAAAGATTCAGAAGCAAGAATATTGATAGTGTTTGTGTCACCTTTCTTTCTTACTTCAAAAGCATTACCACTTCTTGAAACACAAATAAAAGAACCAGACAAATACACTCTCTTTAGAGAGACATCGGTCCAAGCAGTTGTTATTTCTTTGTTTACAATTCTCAACATACAAGTACCTCACCTTCAGAAATTAAAACCTCTATGGTCTCTGAACCTGTTATTGTTTGTGCCTGAAAGAGAACCCCACCGACGGCATAGACACCTTTTACTTTAATTCTGCTATTTGCTTTTATAGTGGCATAAGCTGTTTGCCCAGGCATTCTTATTCTAAAAGCAGCCCCTCCTCTTGACCAAAATTCATAATTGCCTGAAGCTCTTATTTGGTCTATTTCAACATCAGTCCAAGCTGTCGTAATGGCTTGGTTTATAATTGCTTGCATAATCTCTCCTTAGTTCTGTAAGTTATAATGATGTAATGATATATTGAATTTCATTATAAACAATTTACAATGAAATATCAAAGGCTTATCAAGGATTTATTCCTTTGTAACTTCAGGCACATTTGGTAGGGTGTCCTTGTTTGTATAAACTTCTTTCTCTCCTTCTATGCTTTTCATGCTTTCCAGTTTCTTCTCTTTTTCTTCTTCAGTTCTTTTCATAATTTCATTCAGATCAGCACTGTCACGAATAAGACCTCTTCGTTTCATTTCGATCAGAAAGGTTTCCTGATCTATTGCATCTTCTTTGTAACTCTCAAGAATCATCTGAACAGTCGTAGAACCAACAGAAGGTATTAGATCCGTATTGACTTTAATAACGTTCTCTTTGGGTTTATCAAGAGCCATGTAATCCATCATGCAATTTATAACATTATTATACAAATCATCGTAATTCAAAGCCCAGTTTTTCAATGTACTGCTTGCACTTATATGAGAAAGTAAATTAGAGGTTGCTGTTTCCCTGTCAGGGCGTTTCTCTTCTATCCCTAACCCAAACAGGCCCATACTGGTTTCAAGCTGCCTGAGATCGTTACTACCAGCCTCAATGGCCCTTCCTGAAGTCTCAACAACTTTCAAATCTCCAGAAGGATCTGAAGTATGAACTATTTGATTACAACCCAATACAACTTGCTTATCATCTTGAACAGCATCTAAGGCAACACCCAGAAAGGTTATCATACGAGCATAATGCAAAATGTTTCTCTGATCACTGCTGCTTTGCCAATGTTCTAAGTTTAATTCAGCTAACCCCATCATAGATATATCACAAACTAAACCATTTATGTTTTCTCCAGTAAAAAAAGAAAACAAAGGAATGTAATTCAATCCAGTTATTCCAGAAGACAATAAATCCATACCACCGAACTCATCATTAGCAACATAAGTTTCATAACTACCAATCTTTAGAACTCTAATTCTATCAACAATCTTCTCTCCAAATGCTCCATCAGGAATACTTATGCTGTCTTTAATTCTCACACTTGAAAGGGTATTAACTCCGTTGATCTTCTCGAATCTCCAGCCAATGATATTAGAAGCACTTATAATGCTGCAATAAGGCCTTAGATTCATGGCTTTTTCTTGCTTTTGACTGAAAATCTCTCTCTTTCCATCATTGAGAACGAACATAATACCGTTCTCTTCTTGAAGATTAACCTCTGGGTAATCTACCAATATATGGCTAACACCATAAGCAACACTATCAGCAAAATGCTTAAATCCCAACACATTTATATTGTTTCCCTCTAAATCTATATCATTTAGATATTCTTTCAGGGTTGCATTTATCTCTTCAGAGAAAATAACAGGTTTACTGAAAACCTCTCCTGCAAGTTTCTTAACAGTTCTCTTGTAAACATTAAGAAGGAAGCTTCTTTGTATTCGGTTTTGATATCCTTTTACAGTTTCAGCTTCCTCTCTTGGTAAATAAACCTCTCCAGCCAGTCTCATAGCATTAGTACCACCCATAAGAGTTCCAGGAAGTCTCCTTTCAGCCATATAAGTACTGTAAGCCTGAATGGGTTGGCCTAATTCATTTAAATAATTCTGCAATTCTCTCTCCATGTTACTCTCCATAATATTGTTGCATTTTTGTTAAGTTAATTACCATATTTCTGGACAAATATTCGTCTTCTTCTAAAATCTCTAAATCAGTAGGTACTTGAAAATACTCACCCCAATTATCATCCAAATTAAAAGTGTTATAGGTGTTTGAAGTGTTTGAAACACGAGAACTAGGAAGATCAGGAATGAATATCTTCAAGGTTTTCAAAATTACACCTCTTGGGTTTTTGTAATGGTTTTCTTATCAAGGATTCTAAATCTTATTGCATCCCAAATGTGATCCTCCACCACGCTCGATACGTCATCAGGGTTCTTCTCGTCACGGGGCATAAAAGGTACAGTTCTAAGAAAGTTCCTGCATTCGTCAAAAACAAAAAAACCAGGCTCCTCCATTGGAATAACCAGTGATTCTCAATATGATCAACAATATTTTTGGTGACATCTACAACATTCATGCTAACACCCTCATTAGCTTTACCAGTATAACCATAATATTCCACAATATGAAATAAAGTTCCAGGAGAGAAACTCTTCATAACCCCATCCCCTATATCAACCTCTTCGTTATTAGTGCATTCAGCAAAGAAACAAACACTAAAAGGTTTAGAACTACCATAATCGTAGCTAACGTCAAAATACCAACTCTTAGGCAAAGGAAAAGCTTTAAGTACGTGAACATTCCTATCCCAAGCGTCAGAGAAAATACCACCAATGCTTATATCCCAACTTCCCTCTATCCAAGCTTTCTTCTTGGCAGCATCAGAAATACCACTATTAAGCCTGGATAAATAAGTGGGGTCAGCTTCTAAGAATGGAATGTTTTCAGAAATCTTACTATCTATCCAACATCTACTTTGACCGTCCTCGTCAGTATATATTTGACAACTCTCAGCTCTATCAACAAACCGCTCTTTCACCCAACCAGCACCAGGCCCAAATGGATTAGTGGTGCTCCTGTACCTTTTAGGGATCTCCTTGTGGGAACTCCTACAGATACTTTTAATGCTCTCATACGTTTCAGGAGAATGAAAATTGGTAAGTTCCTCCCAGCCGCAGTTTTTATTAATACAATGATACCCAGAAGCTATTTTGGTGATATAATGACTTGTATCCTCTACTCTAAGATCAACCATGTCGGTTCTATACCCTAAATCAATAGCATATCCTCGACCAATACTGCCAGAGAAATAATTAGACTCAACGTACTTGCCAGAATAAGGATGCAAGTATTGAAGGAATTGTAAATAATTGGAATCTATACCATCTCCTGCTCCCTTATAAACCAAAATAGGCAAATCTCTGTTTCTGAACTTCTTCAGGAATTCTAAGCTATGAAGATTACAACCAAAACTCCAAGTTCCACTCATCTCTAATTCGTCCATAGTATTTAAAACAGAGTGATCATGCCCTTGGTTTTGAACACCAATGATCTTTCCATATTTATCTACAACCTTCAATTGGCAGCAAGGTTCGGAATATATCACCATTTGATTTAAAACAAGCTTAGGCCCGTTTAGAGTTTGCACATAATCACCAACTTGGACATCATATGCAGCTTTATATGCGTTGCAGGAAAGACCCATTTATTGTCAGCTATATTGAATTTAGCTTTTGGGAATATTTGAGGTATCCATTCATGAGCCTTTTGCATAACGTCAAATAGCTGTTTGTATGTTTGTCGGAAAATTATTCCTCTCCAGCTTGGCCCCCAACCAACCCCTACGTCTTTTAGATAATCCATAAGAAGTATTAATGTTTTTCCACTCCCCCGTGTACCAGTAATAAGAACCTCATACACAGGACAACTAAGGAAATTAGTTTGGCTTCCTGGATTGGGCTTAAATACAACATCGTTTGGATTATATTTCTTTCCATTGATAAGTATTTTATCTGTAATTGGTGTAATTGGTGTAATTGGTGTTCCTTTGTTCCTCGTCATTTTCTTCTCCTTTTTTAAAATAAAACCCGTAAATTTTCATAAATATGTTACAATGGGTTTATAATGGTTACAATGATTTACAATGATTTACAATGATTTACAAACATAAAGATACTTTATAAACTCAAATAAGTCAAATAAACAAAAGGGAATCCAAACATGAATCCAAACATGAATCCAAACATGAATCCAAACATGAACCCAAACAAATTATTAAGCCAAAAGATAAACAACTGTACTGAACTCTTTAATAATTTTATTTCCAGCACTCAGAATATTGCCCTTGAAGAAAAGAGAACCATTAAAGCTTTAAAGATTTGCAAAGCTAAAGCAATAGAAACAAATAACGCTATCAATCAATTCACAAAAGAATTGGAAAATCAAGCAGGTAAGAATGACTTCCCTCTCTCCTAAAACTATCCAAACTACCTGGACTATTCAAACACTAAAGGACATTTCATGGAAAATAATTATCCTAACATTAGCTCTAGTCTTTTCAAAGATTGTTACATAAAACCAATCTCTTCCGTAAAGGCAGAAGATTTAATTAAACAAAATCCAACTAAAGTTATATCTGAGTTTAAGAAACACAAACCTGAGTCATTACTTGAACCTACACCAACTTTAAATTCAGAGTTCTTGGAACTAAAAAAGATGGTACAAGAATTAAAAACCCTTATAGATAGGAGGAATCTATGAAATTTTACCCAAAAGAACATAAATACATTCATAAGAATAAACAGTATACCCCTTGTACAACTCTAATAAAACAAATGTTTCCTGTATTCAAGAAATCAAATATTTCAAAACAATACGCTGTTAAACATAATCTAAGAAAAAAAGACGTATTAAAAAAATGGAAACTTATTGGAAAACAAGCATCTACAGTAGGGACTATAATTCATGAAATTGCCGAAGACTTAATAAACACAAAAACCAAAACACACAGAAGCATAAAGTATTACAAACTTAATTTTAACCTTAATAAAAAACAAGTTCAAAAGGTTTTAGATCTAACAGAGAATGTAAAGAGAATTATTCCTGTTCTCCCTGTTCCTCCAAAAGGAAAGATCTTTACAGAACAAATCCTATGGGATGAGAAAAGGCTAATATCAGGAACAGTGGATCTGATCATATGGAACGAAGAGGCTAATATTTTTCATATATTGGATTGGAAAACATCTAAAACAATAACCAGGGTTCCATTTAATATTATGGACAGGGATCTTATGGGGTTCAATATTCCTCATGCTAACTATTACCACTACTCCATTCAAATGGCCGTGTACCAACACCTTATTCAAACAACCCCTGGAATAGGAGCACTGACAGGAACAGAGACAAAATTCAAGAATAGCATCATTCATATACCTTCTGAAAGCATTATTGATATTCCTGATAATGAGATCATAGAGAATCAAGTGTACGTACAGTCTTTATTAAAAAAATATATTTGAATACAATACAATACAATACAATACAATACAATATTCTAACGTACTCTAACGTACT